ATCCTGCTGAGCAGGCATTACCACCGCAAAACAGGCCAGAACATCTTTCTCAGAGACGACGCATCAGTGCTATGTGCTGTGGTTGAGGACGCAAAGCGCTACTGGCCAGACCGAGTGTGGGATTTATTGAGGAAGTAGACTTAGCTGGATTTGCTCTGAATCACTGCAGCTAGTTCTGGACAGGCGGCCACATCCTGGCGACGTGTACCAGGGCGAGAATCCAGACAGCGTCTCGCTCAGCCTGATAAACCAGGCGGTAGTTCTCGTGAGGGATCAGCTCTCTAGTACCGGCGACCAAACTCAGCCTGCCCTTGTCGGGAAAGTCAGCCAGTGAGGCTGCAGCAGTGCTGAATAACTCGTCCATGTGCACGGCAGCTCGAGGGTTTTCAGCGGCGATGTATTCCCAGATATCCAGACGATCCTGCAGGGCCTCGGGCGTCCAAATAACCTGCATCAGTGACCCAGGGCCTTCGCACGGCGAGCGGCGAATTCAGCTTCTACATCGTCATTGGATCGGCCACGACCAGCCTCTACCGATGCCCTGGCAGCAGCGACCTTACGTTGCACGAATTCATCATGCTCTTTGGCCTGTTGCTGCTGGCGAATGAAGTCGCGCATAAGGTCACGCATGACCTGAGAGGCGGGCCGGTGTGCAGCCTGAGCTGCAGCCATGAAACCTTCGCGCAGTTCGGGTTCAAGCTTCAGATTGAAAACGGCTTCTTTGGCCATGGTGAGTCACCTCATGTCTTGGCTGTATCTACAACGTATATACGTTGTATGCATCTTAAGCTAAGCATATGGCACAGGAAAGCACTCAGCCGGCCGGGGTGATGATGCGGAGAAATCGGCGGTGATCGCTAGCCGGTCCGAATCTGACGACATCCTGCAGGTGATCAGGCGCAAGGTGCGCGTAGCGCATGGTCATGGCCAAGGTGGTATGACCCAGGATTTTCTGCAGGGTGAGGATATTGCCGCCGTTCATGACGAAATGGCTGGCGAAGGTATGCCGTAGCACGTGTGATGACTGGCCAGCAGGCACCGGCAAACGAGACTCGCCCAATGCCTTGTCGAAGCTGTTCAGGCAGTTGCTGAACTGGCCATGCTGCTTGAAGTGCCGGTGTATCTGTTGTTCCAGCTCCAGAGCGATGGGAATCGAGCGGACACGCTTGCCTTTGGTGTTCACGAACGTAACCAGCTGGTTGCGTACTCGGTCTGGCGTCAGTGCCTGAGCCTCACCCCAGCGGGCACCCGTGGCCAGGCAGATGGCGGCGACCATGGCGACATGGGGCGTTCGGCAATAGCGGTGAATGGTGGCGAACAGCGTCTCTATCTGGCTATCGGTCAGGTAGGCCAGTTCCTTCTCCTGCAGACGCAGAGGACGGACGCGAGCCAGCGGGTTGGCGTAGTCGATTTCGCCGAGCTGGTGCAGCACGTTGAACACTGAGCGGAGGTAGCCCAGGCGGTTGTTCAAGGTCTTTGGGTTGGCACCGGCTTTGATCGCCTGAGTTCGATACTCGGCATATTCGTTGCCGGTCATCTTGATGGCTACCGGATTGCCAAGCTCTTTGGCCATGGTATCCAGCAAACGACGCCTTGCCTCACCATCGCTCAGGGTATGGGCATGAAGTGTTGCCCAACGGTCTATCAACTCAGAGAGCTTGCGACGATCCTTTGGCTTGGGTGCCCACTCCGGCGCATTGATAACCTTGGCCCTGCAGGTGGCTTCGAAGCGCTGGGCTTCACCTTTGGTTTTGAAGGTCTTGCGGAAACGACGGCCCTTGATGGGTTCAACGTCTACTTTCCAGCGACCGTCAGGCAGTTGCTCGATAGCCATCAGACAGCACGCCCCCAACGCACATGCCGTTCTTCAAGGATGCCCTTGATGTGCTTATACAGCCCGTCTTCATCCATGCCTTTCGCGGCATAGTGGTCGCGGATCACCGGCCAGCACTCCCAATCCTTGAGCCGGTGAAATGCTCGTCTAGCGCCCACTCGCTCCCGTGCCAGCAGGCTGACGAAGTTTCCCAGGAATAGCTCGACGTTCTTGCCGGAGAAGCCCCGCGAGGTCTTGTATTGACGCTTGTACTCGGTTTCGTCCACCAGGGAATCGACCGGCAGATCGACGCGCACATCGTCACGGATCAGCGTCCAAATGGGCTCAAAGTAGCCAGGGCGAGCCAGCAGCTTGAATTGGCGCAGGCCATAGCGCCACAGGCCGTCTAGGTGCGGTGCGAAAGCGGCGTAGCTGTTGGTTTCGATGGTCTGGCCGGTCTGCAGATCGAACGAGCCGGAGGCAAATTGCTGGATAACAGAGTGGTGATAACGCAGTTCTACGCGCCAAACGTCTTGCTCGGGGTTGTAGTTGTCCGGGTCAGCTTCGTCGAAGCTGTCGCGACGCTTCCAGACGCCTTCCCAGTAATCGAGCTTGTCGATGGAGCGGGCCTGTTCGGTCTTGTTGTAGATACCGAGCTGGACGCCTCCAGCGGAGCCGAACAGATAGGACTGGCCTTTGCCATACGTGGCAGACTCCAGGGTCCACTGAATTTCCTTGATGCCGGAGATATCGCGGGCAGCACGTGCGCGGCAGTGCATGCGGGCGACCAGATCAGCGGGCGGTTGCCATCCTTGCAGGTCTAGCGCGAGGTGGACCGCGCATTGGTTGCGCTCGACGTTGGTAAGGACGTGGCTAGCGTAGTAGTCGAGGCGTTCTTGCAGGCGCTCGGGGCAGAACTGGTCAATAGCGTGGGGCGACACTTCGATTTTCAGGTGTGGGCCGATGTTCTCGATTTTGGCGTTGAAGTTCTTCACCAGCAGGATGATGCCCAGGTCAGCATTCTGGAGCTTGTACTGGTAGCCAGAATCCTTGCTGACACGACCCGAGTGCCAGCGCTGGCCAGCGAAGTCAACGATGGTCCCTGGCTTGTCGAACAGGCACATGATTTCCGGGCGGATCAGGCCACGATAGAGCTGGCGGACGGTATCGACGCTACAGGCCAGGATTTTGATCTTCGACAGATCGACGATTTCAGCAGTACCAGGATCAACGAAAATTCGTCCTAGACGGTTGTGCTCACCGTTGAGGTCGAGACGGGCAAAATCTTTGATCTTCATGCTTGGGTTTCCTTACTGGCCATTACTTGCCATTTCGAAATCGGTTTATCTGACGTGCTACAGGGACGTCAGCGCCCGCGCGGCGGCGCACACGCGCGCTCGTGCCTCACGCGCAACCACGCCACCGCGCGTGGCTTTACGCTCGTGGTGCGCCGGCTGATAGCCCTTGCGGCAGGCGATCACTGGAATCGCCCTCTGAGGTTGTTAATGCCACCAACGGAGCCGTAGCCATTGAGGCCAGACCCTGGCTGCAGCTGGGGTTGGGGGGCGGGTTGCTGAAGCTGGCCATCCATTGCCAGCCGGTCAGGCTTGGCCGGATCGAAGGCGCCTTCGTTGACGTAGGCCATGCAGGCTTCAAAGGACACCACCGCTCGGGTGCCTTGCTGGGTGTTGCAGCGACACCCGTAAACCTTGTTATCCATATGGCCGAGGGTGAAGCGCTTGTGGTTCCTGGCCAGCAGGTCGGGATCGGCGGTGTACAAGCAGGAGAGCTGCGGATAGGTCACAGGTCGGGTGATTTCGTCGTAGATGGGCGCCGAGCTGGGGACGTCTGGAATACGTGGCACCCGCAAGGAGACGTAATCCTCTGTCGAAAGCGGCTCGGGACCTTCCTGTGGCGGTTGCTGGGTGACGGGCGATCCTGCTGGTGTGGCTGTGCGCGCGTCTGCTGCCTGCTCGGGTGTCGGCTTGGGCGGTGCAATGCGCCGCTCATAGATGCCATAGCCGAAGTAGCCGATGCCCAGGACGCAGATGATCAGAACGAACAGCGCACGAGGCGGCTTGAACTTCATGTGGTGTTCAGAGCCTTCAGCGACGGATTGGTACACACCGAAGAACTTCTTATCGAGCAGGACGCGGGTGGCCTGGCCGTCGCTGAAGTCGTTCTTCTTCTCGACGTCCATGTTTACGCGCTCGAACTCCCAGCGCTTGATGATCTGGCCTTTGTGGCCTCGCACGTAGTGGATGTGCGAGTTGCAGAGCTTGCGGAAGTGGGTGTCGAGAAGACCGGGGTTCTGGGTGATGCAGTGCAGTTCATGGCCGCGATGGCGCATGGTTTCCAGGGCGCTGGCGTAGGCGGGGACGGCAGAGCCGGCCGAGCGCACACGGAAGAAGGTCTGTGCTTCGTCGATGACGATGATGGCGTTCTGCGGCAGCTCGTGCCATTTCTGCGGCTCGTCGAATTCCTGCCAAACCGCTTCCAGCACTTCGGAGTTTGGATTGAAGCCACGGATGTTGTGGTAGTAGACCGGGCGGCATTCTTTTGCGGCTTTGGCGTCTACTTCCTTGATGGTGTTGAGGGTCTTGCCGTTGCCCTGAAGACCCGTGCGCAGGACGAACATCAGCCACCCGCCTTGTTGAGCAGGGCGAGGCCGGTGATGGTGCCGGTGATGCGATCCATACCGGCCAGCATCAGGCGAGCGATGACGGCGGCGATGATGATGTTGATGGCCACGTCGATCTTGGCCATGCCGAGGATGGCGGCAACCGGTGCTGGAATGGCGCTGAACAGGCCTTTGATATAGCCGTCGACGGTGTCGATCAGGCGACCGATACCGACATAGGCGACGTAAGCAAAGCCGAGGGACGCCAGCGCCCGGAAGACCAGACCGGAGACGATGGAGCCGAGGAAGGTGGCGAGCAGTGGTAGCAGCAGTGGCATATCAAGACCCCTTGATTCCGCGAGCGATGGTGACGGCGAAGAAGATGGAGGCCAGGGCGACGATCAGCGGTCCGATGGCCAGGGCGAAGCGGCATGCAGGCTCCCAGCTAAACGAGTAGCTGCGCCCCATGACGCTGAAGGTTTGTGGAGCGGGGCAGGACTGCGGCAGCCAACGGCCCTTGTTGAGGGCATCGTTGAACAGGCCGCTAACCGGTATGTCTTGATCCTGCAGCTGGTATTCAGGGCCACTTAACGCGGATTCGACTTGTCCTTGGGCTTCGCTGTCGTACTTCCACTGGCAGACTTGCTCTTTGTTCTTACGCAGGATGGCGCACTGGATCACGTCGCCTTCGCAGGCGAGTTCGGCGGTGCAGCTTTCACCCGAGACGGAGGCATTGCCTTCTTCATTGTCTCCCTCGCCATCATCTCCCTCGCCGCTGTTGCCAGTACCAGAGCCGTTGCCGTCCCCGTCGCCACTGCCTGAGCCATCGCCGTTACCGTCACCATCGCCACCCCCAATACCGCCCACGTTGCCGCCGCCCCCGTTGTTGCCGCCGCCAGTGCTGCCGTCATCGCCACCACCGTCGCCAGGGTTGCTGGGGTTGCTTGGGTCTGTCGGGTTGGTGGGCACACAGGTCGTACCCGACCAGCTATGGCCAGGGCCGCAGTTGTTGGAGGGATCGGTGGGATCGACCGGATCGGTTGGGTCTGTCGGGTCGGTCGGATTGGTTGGCGTGGTGGGATCGGTCGGATCAGGTGGCGGCGTGCCGGTGCCGGTCGGAATATCGCCGGTCTGGCAGTCACCCCCGGTATAGGTGCCGATGCCAAAGCAGGCGCGAATACCTTGATTGTTATTGGCGCAGCCGCCATTCGAGCCACTGTTCCAGGTTGCACGGCAGCCGCTGTCGCAAATGTACTCACCGGGCAGGCTGAGTTGGCCCTCGGGTGGGCTGGCCATGAAGGCGAAGTTGTTGCCTGCTTTGCTCTCGCAGGCGCTCGGCTCGGGTGGCGGGTTGCAGGTCAGGCCGTCAGCGGAGCCGTGGTCACAGGTGACCGTTGTTGAAACCCAGTAGCCATATTCACCGCGGGTACCCGTTGGCAAGTCGCCAATGCATGCACCCCCAGCAGAGCCAGCGGCGCCAAGTGCTGCAACGTGTTTGTATTTAGCAACCTCTGGTGATTCGGAAAGGATCGCCATGCAGGCTGCGTCGGGGTTCTTCTTCCTCGACGTGATCCAGTCACCTTGCTTGCCGTAGTAGTAGGTAATCTTTGTGGCTGCGTTTGCAGTGGCGGCGAGCGTCAGGAGCACGAGTGCCATCAGCGCGTGAACAAGATGGCGAGAGAACGCTTGAGCCATGTTCACACCTTCCCAAACAGCAGCGCCCAGAACGCCGCCAGAATGATGAGGGTGGTGAGCATGTTGGCGTCCATGAAAGGCCCTTATGTGAAAAAGCCCGATAACGCGTTACCGGGCTGGTGGGTTGCAGCCGGCCTTACAGCGCGCGGCGGATGAATTTGAAGGCAGCGATGGCGATGATCACGCCGAGGACGATGCCCGCGACCTCGACGCCATCGGTCTTGGCTGCGGTCAGAGCGGCTTCGACGCCTTCAGGCAGAGCAGCATGGGCTTGCTGTACGGCCAGCAGGCCAACAGCGGCGGAAGCACCGAGCGAGCGGCGCAGGACTTTCAGGTGTTGCATGGGTGTGTCTCCTACAGGTTGAGTGCCTTTTTCAGCACGAGAGCGCCGAAGACGATGGCGAACAGCACCAGGGCGTGTTCCCTGATCTGCGCGTGGTCCTCAGCAGTTAGCCCGGTCGGGCTTATCTCACTGAGCGCGACGGTGGAGAGGGTGCCGACACAAACCGGGGTTTGGCCTGCGCTCTCCCATACGCCGTCGCACACAATGAAATTCATGGCGCCCCCTTACTCGGCCTGGCTGGGGTCGCGGAGGACCTCAGCCATGTCCTGGCAGTCGGGGCAGATGGTTTGGTGGGGCGCCGTACGCAGATCGGGGAGCAGGTCGGCTTGCGGTGCCGGCTGCTGGTAGAGCTGGCCCATGGGCTGCCCACAGCAGTCGCACAGCACGCGATCAACGATCAGCACGGCGGCGCCCTCCCGTTAGGCCTTGGCCGCGTCCGGCTGGGTGCCGGTGGGCTTGGGCTGTTGTTGGGTGGCTTGCGGGGCAGCGGGTTTGGCGGCCTGAGCGGGCTTGGCCGACTCGACGTGCAGGACGATGAACTTGCCGGCGTTCTTGGAGCCGCGTTCGATTTCGGCGGTTACGCGGATGGTCTCCAGTACATCAAAGCCCTGGCAGGCCGCCCACACTTCGTCGAGGGCGTCTTCAGTGACTTGCATCGACATGAGCGAAACGCCGAGGTCTTTTTCGCCATCGGGCTCGTCACCGAAGAACAATTTGACGAGCTTTACGTTATCGAACTGGACGCGCTCAGCGCTGATGAATGCCAATTCCATAGTGGTGCGTGCCATGTTGTGTTTCCTCATTTAAGTTGCGCGTTAGTGCGCGGATTTACCTTTTTGCGGGCCGAGTTAGTCCAGGCAGAGGAACTTGCTGTAGTTCTTCACTGCCAGGAATTACGAGGCTTGCAACGGGTTTGTGTGCCTAGTTATACGCTATTAAAATTCAGAAAAACCATTCTTGAATAATTAACGTGTCAACTCTAACAATGGGCAATAAAGTGCAATAAAGAGCATTTCGTTAGTTGCCAGTTGTGAGTTTTATTCAAGTCTGATCATGTTCAACACCAAGGGCTTTGCCCTTGTCATCCCACTCTTGCCGCCGAGGGCTCGGGAGCGCGGGGCGGTGGAGCTGCCCCACACTCACGAGCGGAGGCTATTTAGGGCGGTGGGTGTTCAAGGGTGCGCTCCGCCCGTGCTTCCGTTCGCCGGATCGGTGAAGCGTGATCCGACGAGCCGGGAGCGCGGCCCTTGACCTGTTCAGCATCGGCGGCGTTGGCCGGATCGCTGGGGCGGGGCTGGAAGCAGGAGTCGAGCCACTTGGCAGCATTGAGCAGCCCAAGGCTTTTGGTCATGACCAAATAGATGAAGCCGGCCATAGCAACCACGGCGGCCACAATGGCGCGGGTGGTGTCCGAGGCGAGCAGGCTGATTGCACCGCTGACCAGTGGGAACACGGCCCAGAAGATCAGGAAGTAAAGCGCCCAGGCACATACCGCTTTGAGGGGAGCAGTAAAGCGGCTCATGCGCTCACCCCTAGAACGGAAACTCGTCCGTTGGTACGGAGGTGGAGCTTTGGAAGGCAACGCTCCAGAACGCTGGCGGTCGGCGCGGTGGCTTGTGTTTCGCGCAGATGGAAGCCCGCTTCACTTGCCAGCGTCCGGTCAATAAGTCCCTGGAGACGTGCGCGGGGCGGCAATGGCTGCATGGTGTGGACGGGCAGGCTTCGGGTTGAGCCATCGCGCGTCGGGACCAGCACACAGAGCAGTCGCAGTTGTCGGCGTGGGGTTGGCGCAGGTACTGGCTCAGGCTTTTCATTGGCGGCCTCCAGCGCTTGGCGCTTTTCGAAGTCGGCGCCCTGGCCGTGGGCGAAGTCGTTGCAGCTGTTGCAGCCGCAGAAGTCGCCACCGCAGTCGCAGCGGTAATCACCGAAGTTGCCTGCCTCGCTGTACGGGCGAACGTGCAGGCAGTCCTGGCAGAGCATCAGAGCGGCGGTTTTCGCTAGCTGGGCAATCATTCAACCCACTCCTCTTCCATAAGCTTCTTAGTCAGCAGGGCGACGTTGACCATTACGTGGCGGCCAACCTTGAGGTGTGGCAGGTAGCCGTTGCGCATCCAGCCGCGAACGGTGTCGTGGTCTTCACTCATGCGAATCCAGTTTGCGAACTCGCGCCACGGCATCATCGGCGGCGGGTTCACAAGGTCTTTCAGCGTCAGGGGGATTCCTTCCATCGGAGTGGCCTTTGTTGCACTATGTTGGTCTGTATTGAAAATCCATATGGAATAAATCCATATGGACAGTATCCATACTTAAGCGCCGTATGGCAACAGTCCATACGATTGCGATTGCCAATGAAGTGCTGAATGCTTGATAGAGCCCTTAAATTGCTTGAGATGACGAGCCTCAAAGATCTTGCTGCGGTCAACAGCAAGGAATACGTGAGGTGGCAGACGATCAGGAGGGGAAAAGCCAGAATCACCGCAGAGGAAATCGAGCAGCTAGGCAAGCTCTACCCTAGCTATCGCTGGTGGCTGATGACTGGTGAGGTAATGCCGGACAAAGGACAGACAAGCCCCGAATACGACGAGGCCAACCGAAACTTGACCGATCAAGACGCGGGATAGCGATTACCCAGGAAGTAGCTAGGCGCTGGTATGCCCGAAGGGAGGCGGGTAAAGAATGAAGAGAGCAGCTATATTGGCACTGGCAATCGTCAGCCTTGCCGCCAACGCAGACGACAAGACGGCCTTGTCTAAAGCAATAGACACGATCAGGCCAGCCACAGACGCGGCCGCAGATTACGTGAGCAAAAGCATCATGCAGAGCCTGTCGGGCAATGACACCCCGATGGGCCGAGCTGCACGCAGTAACCTCGAGCGTCAGGCCAAGGCAGAGCGGGAAGCCAACCGAGGCACACGCAAGACCATGAAAGAGTGCATCAAGCCCGGCAACGTCATCGATGAAGACGTGCAGGAGTGCATCATGGGCATGCGAGAAAGGGACTGGTAAGGAAGGAGTTCAAGGATGAAAGCTGACAGAGACGACGCCCCAGAATGGCTAACCAGCCGCCCGAGTAAAGGTAGCCATCTAAAGGTTGTACTGGCAGGAACAATCGGCACTGTCGTTACCCTTGGCGCTCTGACTCTGGCCGGTCAAGCGTTCATGCAGAACACCGTAAAGAACCTGGCCGCGAGCAGTCAGCCACCGAAGCCCAAGCCTGTTGCCGAGATCATCCGAGCAGAGCCAACGCCCAGGAATGACTGGGACAGGATCGTAGAAGAGCAGGCAAGGCGAGACGCAATGTCTCAGCAGCAACCTGAGCAGCCCACTGGTTCAGATAGCCCTGCAGTCAAACAGACCGTGTTCAACGATCAGAACTACACCCCGAGAGGAGCTGACAACGTGCTCAGCTCTCGAGAAATTCCAAAGCCTGTGATTCAAGAGCAACCCAAAGAGAAGTTGCGAGTTACTGGAATCAAGGAGGAAACAAAGTTAAAGGACTGGTGCTGGGGGAGAGAAGGAAGCATTGAGCGACGGAATTGCAGATCCCAAATTGGGCTAAATCATAGAGATTAAAAGACTATCTGGAGATATTACATGCTGACGATTCTTATCGTCTGTGCTGCCATGTTTGCGGTGGTTATTCTGCCATTTAAAACTTTTGCAGCAGTTACACTAATAGCAGCTGTAAATGTTCTAATTATAAAGTGTTCCACGCAAGCAATAACCGGAACCGAAACCTCATTGAGGGAGTCATTCAAAGCGCTGCTATTCTCTTTCTTGTTTGCGACCTTGGCTGTTACGGCAATCTCAAGCTTTTCCAGCAATACAGGGATTCATACATTTGAAGGTTTGGCTGCACTGAGTGTCCTGGGGATACTTTTAGCCTCTTATGTCGCGGGCTATAGCATTGCACTCAGCACGGCTTTTTGGCCTAGCGCAGCCATAGCCGCGGTATCAGCCATAACATCAACAACCTTGTTGTCTATTGTAAATTAGATAAAACTGGCGAATCTTGAGAAGTATCTGACTTGCTTTCCGGAGTTGATAAACAAAAAAATTGCAACGCAAGCAAGGCTAAACATTGATTAGCTTAAGTCTATCGAGAGAAGCGATAAGCCAGGGTAAGGAGAGAAATTCCAATCGCTGACCATATAAGACCAACGGCGTAAGCACCTATCTTGGGGCCGAAAGAAATAGACAACAGCAGGCCTAAGCCGCAGATGGCCTTGCAGCTGGGGTCAGACGACGTTGGCAATGTTTGAAAGCCCAAAACAAAGCTTGCACCCAAGAGCAAAAACAACACGCCGAACAACGTAAAAAGCAGAAGTGACTTCGATTTCATTTTTTTTGACTAACTATGGATTGGAAGTACGGGATGCATTAATTTTATGAAATGATCGAAAAATAAATCTGCCCCCCTTTTCTGATGCTGAACCAAGCTCGGTGCCACGTCATCATCGCTGTTCGAGTTACTTCGAGCATTGATGTGTTTGCATGCAAGGATCAGCGTACGAGCGAGGACTTCCATAGTGTTCTCTAACGTTTGGTTAAGAGGTGGGCTTTGGCCCGTCCCAGTGAGCGCAGCGAACGGTTTGAACCAGTTGTTATGCGCCATTTGTATTTCCAGAATAATTGTATAGATCGAAATCAATGCATAAGTTCAATGATGCACATGATTTTATAAGTTCTGCGCTTAGATGGAAGCCAGGGTTAATATTTGTGTAATAACCTACGCAGGATATTCCTGTTTCATATTTTAATTGTAGCTGCGCTATTTCGTTTTTTAATGGTGTAAGCACGGAAAGTAAATTTTCCAAGTGTGCATCTTGGAACATCTCTGTGGTTGGTAACGAACTTCTAAATTCCCAAAAGCTTTTTTTCCTAACGGTGTGAGTTGCGGTGTTTAACTGCTCGCCTTTAAGAACGACTCTGCTGGGTTGTATTTTTAGCAGGTCAGTTATCTCTGATGGGTCGCAGTCAAATTCGCCAACCCAGAAATATGCATATGTATTAAATTCTTCCATGTACGCATTCCTGACTTTGGTGCATAACGCTTGGTTAAGGGGCGGGCTTTAGTCCGTCCCAGTGAGCGAAGCGAACGGTTTGAACCACTAGTTAGGCTTTTAGATTATCCATGGGCCTTGCTCTCCATCGACGTAAATTTGCATGCATTCAAAATGGTCTGAGTTATCGCTGAGGTGTATTTCAATACCGTTATCCAGATAGATGGTTACTGTTCTTTCATCTGGTATTTGGCATGCAACTACGTTTATATTCATTATTTCAAAAAACTGCTGTGGCGGCCAAGCACCTGCTT